GAACCAGCAGCCCCGGACTTCCGGAGTGTCGAAGGCATCCTTCCATTTCCCCTCAAAAGGGAATACGTCATACTTCTTGTTCAGAATGTCCCTGACATTCAAGGCACGTCTCATGCCCGCTTTTTTATTATCCTTTTTCTCTTCTTCCATGGTCAGAACAGTTTTAGTTGTCGGATATTGTCTATTTGATCAAGCACGGCCTGCCGTGCGGCACCCCGCAGTTTCTCGTGGCAGAGCATCCTGCCGAGTGCCCACAGAAGGGCATTCTCACGGGTGGAGAACTGTCCCCATTTACGTCCCGGGTTGAAACCGCCACCGGAACCGCCCACCTCCATGTGAACGCCGGCAACCCACCAGCCGTCCTGCTGTCCCACAAGGGCGTCCAGGTAGTCGCGACCATTCCGGTAAACGGTCACCGTCTCGTATTCCCTCAAGACTGGGTAATCGCTCCAGGGAGCAGGAAGCTGCTCGCGACCGTCGATCTTTAAGTATTCAAATTTGTTTTCCATATCCTTAAAATTACGTTTGAACGGTATTTGAACGGGAGTCATTCCCCCACCATGCGTTTCACCTTGTGAATGGACTTCCTCACACGCCGCAAATCAAAGTCACATGTCGAAGCCTCCTTTATCACCTTATCGATGTCTTTCTTGTCAGTCACACCGTTGGCGGAACAGATCGCGAACACGTCGTTCACGTCTGTAGGCTCCAGCTCATAAAATTTCCGTCCGATACGGCTGTAGAACTCCTTGTAGCCGGGCTTCTGGTATCGCAGACCATTGCTGATGCGTTTGGCAATATAATCGGTACTCAAAAACACGACGCCGCATTTCTCCTCCAGTTTGTTGTACAGGCTGATGAAGTAGTGGAACACCGGTTCGGTCAGCTTGTCCGCCTCGTCGAACACCAGCAGGGGCGCGTCCATCTGGATAATGTCATCCAATATAAGCCCCCACACCTCACGGATATTATACCCTTCGGTCCGGATTCCGACCGTACGGGCGATCTCGCGGACAAAGTCACCTTTCTTCATGTCCTCAGAGCAGAGGATATAGAAAACCTCCTTATGCTCCTGGAGGTAAACACGGGCGGTGGTACTCTTGCCACAACCGGCCTCGCCGGTCACCCAGGTAACATTGCGCCAGCGTTGCGCGTCAGAGAGTACAGCCGTGATCTCCTGGTAAGCACCCGTCTCCACGATCTGCCAGCCGGTAGCGCTTACACCACCGACCTGCGAGGCGACATTACGGAACATCTCGTCGCTGATATTCTCATAACGGCCGTTCAGGATATTGCTCACAGTACCCACACTGACTCCCTTCAGACTACCCGCGGCCTTCGTCTGGCTCGGATACTTCGCCACGTAAGCCCGGAGGCTCTCACTGATGGCGTTCTTCTCTTTCATTGTAATTTCCATAATCAATATTTTTTATCTTGTTATAAATCTGTTCCTTATAATTTCCCGACCACCTTGCGGATGCTCACTTCCTTCTTCTCAAAGCTGTCCCATGTCACGTTGCTGATGACTTTCATGTCACGGCCTATGGAAGGACGGGGCGGCTGGCTGTATTTTCTCGTGCGGCGGTCAATCTGGCGTTGCGCCTCCTTTCCGAGACCTTTCAGGTCAGGAGTACGCAAACCGTTCTGTTCCGGTGCGACACCATGCTCATACTCGATATCTTTGGCGACGACCTGACGGTTTATACGCTCATTGACGACGGCCTCCTGCTGGGTGCGGATGAAACGTTTTTCGGCTTCCGTCTGCTCCTGCTGGGCACGGTGGATCATCAGCGGGAACGAGGCCACACACTCGAAACGCATCGCACCGCCCTTGTCCTTGTAAAGCAACCGTACGCTGCTCATGTCATAGGGATCGTACTGGACATAGAACTTCTTGTAGGTATTACGCCGGCGCCATTCCAGGTCAGGCTCACCGGGAGCGGAGAAAACCTCGTAAGGGTATTTCTTTCCCTGTACCGTGATCTCGATACCGCTGGCGGTGAACAGCGACGGTTTATCGGTTGTGTACCAGAACATCTCCACCATATCAGGAACGCTGACCGGATCGGTGCCCTCGTTCACGCTGGTATTGTACATCTCAATACGGGGGATGCCAGTGGCCGGGTGCTTCATTGAGTTCCACTGCTCACGGGCGGCGGCATACTGTTCCTTCAGTTCCTCCAATGTGGGAAGGGAGTCGATGTTCGCGTTGATGAATTCCAGATTCGGACGGCTTGTTTCTCTCTTTGCCGTAATATTCTGCCCGGTGAAACCGAAACGTTTCTTCAATACCTGGCTCTGGAAGCGGTAGAAAATGTTCTCAATCGTCTTAGATTCGCCATTATACGGAGCTGTCGGGCGGTGGATACGGCTGATCTTCGAGAAAAGACCCAGCGCCGCGTTCTTCTTATGACCGCCCTGGTTGTCGCACACGATCTCGTAGGGTTTGTGCCGGCTCGTTTGGATAGCCATGCGGAAAGCATGGTACTGGGCGATATAGTCCTCATTATCGCTGATGTAATAGCCAAGAAGCACTTCGCTGTAAGCGTCCACCACCTCGTACACGCTTGTAGTGCACTTGTTCCCGTTCTCATCACGATAGTAGAGGTTCAGCTTCGTGCCGTCGCCATACCAGAGGCTGTCACGGCGGCCCGGAAGGATGGTGCGGTGTTTGCGGTCATAACGCTGGTGCGCCTTCATTTCCCCATAAACGGCATCGTACCACAGAGGTTCGACACGCGGGCTGCTGAACCATTCGCGGAGGCTGCGGGGACTCTTCAGGGGCTTCCAGCCACGTTCCGGAGCGACACGGTTGTACTCCTCGAAGATCTCCATATCAGTATAAACCGGAACACGGCTGCGTTTCAATGCAACAAGGTAACGCCCGCCGTCCTCCTCGATCTTCAGCGTGTTGCTGTTGCCGTACTTGCCGCTCACAAGCACACCGTAGTTGTCGGGACGGAACTTGCTTATCAGGGCTTTCAACCGGCCCACACTGCCCGGGAGGCTGTGCCCGTACACCGGACGCCACTCCTCACTCGTGACAAGCAGAAGCTCCCAAAGGTTACGGCGGAAACCGGTCAGCTTGTTATTGGATGAACTCAAGCGTTTGAACTCTTCCATCAGCGCGTTCAGCACCGAAGCGTTCCAGGTGTATTCCTTCTTCACATCCTCGGGAAGGGCGACCAGCTCACCGTTCTTGTCGTAACGGTACTCCTCAAAAAAGCGCTCGGCCTTCTCGTCTTTCTTCACTATGTTACGGATCATTTCTTCTCGCATCTGTTTCTCGGGCTCGCCATGGCGCTCAACCCAACGTTTCTTGTATTTCTCGGGAAGGGAAGAATAGGAATACAGGGCTACATTGCCCTCGCCACCGCCACGGTTGATACTTTCGATGTTACCGCGACGGACATTTTGGTATAAAGTTATATACTTCATCACCGGATTATCTCCTGAAGTAAGCTCTTCACAGGTTACACACAGTATATTATTATAGTATTCCATTTTCCGTTCTGTTATCAGTCCTCCAAATCATTCAAAGGGACATGCCTCTTCAACAGCCGTACTGAAGCCCCAAAGTTCAGTACAACAAAAAGCGCCCAAAGCAAATTGTCTTCACTCACAGAAAATATCAGACAGAAATTCAGACAGAAGTAAAGTACACAAAGGCGCTGCTTCCAGTTCAAGTGTATAAACCAGCGCAGCTGGTCACCGAACAATGCCATCAACTCACTTTTCATCGCTTTCCTTCTTTTCAGGGTTACCACCTACCTTGGTTCCACCGCGCTCGATGGCGAGCTTGCGGATGGAACGGGCCAACTTGCTGTTCTTGCGGAATGCAAGGGAGTGGGAGACCATTTCCCGGGAACAACCCAGCAAACCGGCTATTTTACCCACCTCACTGTATTCTACCACTATTCGTTCTTTCATAATTCGCTGATAAGTTAAATTATTGTAGCGGGCAGTCGCGGACTCGAACCACGGACCATGGCCTCTCCCTTGCGGGAGTTTGGCGTGTTCTACCAACTGAACTAACTGCCCCGGAAATCTATCGGAGTTCTTGTATGGCATCCTCCGGAACACATATCACAGTCCAAACCTGGCCATCTTTCATATAATCGACATTATATTCACGACCGAAAGTACAAATGTTATAGTCCCAGTCGCGGATTACACCATCAATGACTTCACCGTTCCTCTTGGTGATTCTCACACTTTGTCCCTTTTTAAATTTTGCTTCCATTATATCTTCGTTTTAAGTATATCAATATCAATTACATCCAACACGTTAGATGTTCTTAGGCTATTCACGATAAGGGTGGCTAATACTATACTGTTTTCTGCCATCCACCTCTTTGCTTGCCTGACAGCCACTTCCTTGCTGTACCCATCCGGAATAAAAGCCCCCAGATCATTATAACTCCGATCTGTCAATTCAAAATAATACCGTTTCAT